TTGAAATCATCGCTGCTGTTGCTGGAGCGTCCATCAGCGTGGCTGCGATGGGTGCAGCGGGATTCAGCCGCCGCAATGACGAAGCGCGCGATGCAGTGATTCGACTCACATCGGCGGTCGAACATATAGCCACGCAGCTTGAAGTGCTGCACACTGACATCAAAGAAGACCGTAAGGAGACATTCACGTCCCAAGCGTCGTGGCAAGAAAAAGCTCCGTGGGCAAGGCCGCTAGTCTGTAAGAGAACGCTTTTGCACCATGGCAGAGGACAGCCAGAATAAGCCGCGAACGCTGTTCAATTGGAAGGGCGTAGAAGAGCAGGTCGCGGCAGGGCTAATCCTGATGGCGACATGCGGGATTGGGTTTATTGCATTTACCGTTCCGCAACGACTTGATTTAATTCTTGAAAGACTGACAGCCATTGGGCAAAGAGTTACGGTTCTTGAAACCAGAGTCGAAAAAGTAGAAGATACCGTTGATGATCTAAAGCTCAAGACACGTCACATGTGGAAGTAATGCCAACCTGGCTGCAGCGATCAATAATGACAATTTCTGCTGTTATCGCCGTAACGGCACTTGTTCAGTGGGGCGCCTGTCGCTTTTATACGCTCCCAACTGTTTGGCCATGGTATGCGAAGTATGTTGGAACAGAGCAGGGCGCAAGAATCGACATAACACCTTTTGGTTGCAATGACGTAGACAATAGAACGATTACCGTTTTGATGACAGTGTTAACTACGCTGATCTCGCTAAGTCGAAACGCTGAGTAGCCTGAAGAGGAGGTATCACCCTAAGCCGATGAAAGCGCTTCTTGTCGAGCTTGCCAAGGTTTTGCTCAGATTCGCTCTTGATAAAGGGGTCAGAGAGGCGCTGCCAAGAATTTACGAAAAGCTTGATATTTCTGTACCTGTGGCAATCGTCAATGGTGCGCCCCCTGCTGTCGTTGAATCAGAAATCTCCTACTTGGCTGCAAAGTTCAACAAAGGCATTGTCTCCGATAGCACTGTTGAAGCTCTAGCGCTTCTCTATAATCCAATCAAGAATGCCATTCGGACTCAGCGTAAACCACAATGAGCGACTTTCTTTCCGCGGCACGTTGGACCGATAAGCAACATCCAGAGTCGCATCAAATTGCTGCTTGGAACTACGCATGGGCACTACTAACAAAAGAGCAGCAAAAAGAATTCCTTGAGCTTTTTCGTGCTGCGCCCGAACAAAAGCCATCTGCTTTTGCTAATTATGACTCAGCCATAAAACTGATTAAAGAGTTCGAGGGCTGTCATCTGAGCGCCTATCCCGACCCCTTGCACGGCTGGGATGTTGCAACTATTGGCTATGGCACAACTCGCTATTCGGATGGGCGCAAAGTGCAGCGAGGCGACAAGATTACAGTTATCGACGCTGATCAGTTGCTAAAGGCTGAAGTTGAGCGAATTGCCGAAAAGCTGCGTGCAACGATTCCTTTTTGGAATGTAATGGGCGCAAATCAACAAAGCGCACTCATCAGCTTCTCTTACAACTTGGGCGCAGGATTTTACGGAAGCGCCGGTTTTGAAACAATCAGCAAGCGCCTACGTGAGAAAGATTGGGCACAAGTCCCTGCCGCGATGGAGCTTTACCGCAACCCAGGTAGTAACGTCGAGGTGGGCCTCCTGAGGCGTCGCAAGGCCGAAGGAGCGCTATGGGCCAAGGATTCTCTTGCCGCCGACCCAGAGCCCAGCAAGCTGCGCCCCAGCAGCTCTTTTCTGTCTCGCATCACCCCGCACATCAGGCTCGGTGAGTTTGCCCTAGATAAAGAGGAGCGCAGATTTCAGCATCAACATCAAGTCGATACGGCAGCAGAACTTGCAGCTTTTCTTGAGCGTGCACGCACTGCTTTTGGAAATAAACCAGTAATTATTACGAGTGGATTTAGGCCACCTTCCGTAAATGCAAAAGTTGGTGGCGCAAGTCGATCAGAGCATCTTTACAACGCTTCTGGCGTTGGGGCAGTTGATTGGTATATCGAAGGGGTAGACATTTACAAACTACAAGAGTGGTGTATCAAGAATTGGGCATATAGCACAGGCAAAGGTGCGCCAAAAGGATTCATACACACGGGAATTAGAGAAGGGCGACCCAAGGTTGTGTGGGATTATTGAAAGTTTTAAGCCTTTAGATCTTTTTTAACGCGCAGAATCATTGCGCATCGACCAATACCATTTTGCTCTATTTTTTGCAATCTTCCTCTTGAAAGCCCTGTCATTTCACAGATCTCTTTCCAAGGGGTTGGCGGATCTTTTATGCGTTCCAGAACAACAAACTTTGTCATCTCGTCGAGATATGTTTCTATTGCAGCATAAATATCAGCAACAAGCGATTGATCATGTACGCTTTCAAGTGTATTTGAGTTTCGCTCATCAGCAATCAACTCGATTAGAAAAGAACTGCATTCTTTTTCGTTCGCCTGTTTATCAAGACTTGAACTAGCCCTGGGCGCCATCAAAGCATTTTTGATTTCATCAATAGATAAATCAGAGGCTTCGGATATTTCACTAAAGCTTGGCTCTCGCCCAAATTGCTTTGTAAACTGCTCAACAGCTTTGTTGATCTTAAATGTTGCATCATGTACGCCGATAGGGAGTCGAATTGTCAGATCAGCGCACTGCATCGCTCGTTGCATCGCCTGCCTAATCCACCAGTATGCGTATGTGCTCATTGCATATCCGCGAGTTGGATCAAATTTTTCTACGGCTCTTGCTAGCCCAACATTTCCCTCTTGAACTAAATCCATCAGGTCAAGACTATTACAGCGATTGGTGTACTTTCTTGCAATGTTAACGACTAACCTTAAATTACATTTAATAAATTTCTCTCTCGCTCTCGCCCCAGCTCTTGCAATTTTTTTCTCATCTTCTGTGTAGCTTGATTTATCTTTATCTCTTATTAACATCCAAGCCTGAATTTGCGTCCCAAGCATCACCTCTTGCGCTTTTGTAAGCAGTGGGTATCGCCCTATCTCATTGAGGTAGCTCTGAATCGCGTCACGGGCCATCGTCGTGGGAAATACCTTGAGAGACTTGTAAGCAGTGGAGCTTCCATTTGGCTTGCCACTCCTGTGCATGATCCCACACCATGCCGATTCCGTAAACACGCCACTTCCAATTGTTTTCTTTGCATGGCGCTTCTAGATAGGGCTTGTTACTCTCAGTCATAACTACTCTTCAAGGAATGATGTCATCACCAAGCTACCGCCCAGAAGACCAGTTCCAAGAACGATTAAATTCTGAACGTCTTAAGGAATTGTTTAGAGCTGGCGATCATCAAGGGCTGCTTGACTTTGCCTTACTCCTCAATCACCAAGCGTCGTTCAACAACAGCAGAGCCGTATGGGCTATAGGGGAGGCGATGAAAAATATGAGCGCAGAGTTCTCTCTTGATAAATATCAAAAGATGATCGACGACCTCGCTTAGTCAAGTCCAAATACTTTGACGCACTGTTTCGCTGTTATTGTAGTTTCCCTTGATTGCATAGCTAATGACTGGTGCATCTGACATGCGCTGAAAAACAACCTGCCCGATTAGAAGGCCTGGATACAAAGGAATTGGGTGGATCTGCCTGATGTTATGCAGCTCGAGTGTCAGGCGGCTTCCGTGAAAGCCTGGGTCAATATATGCGCTGAGTGCATGAGAGTACCCCTCGCGCCCCCTGCTGGACTTGAGAGCGAAATGCCCGGCTACATCCTCGGGCATGTTGAAGATCTCTTCGGTGCAAGCAAGGCAAAACTGTCCAGCGCGCAGCAGCCAAGGATTTTCTTTCGTGAAACCAGAGATCGGCGTCAGGATAAGTTGATCCGTGGCGACTGATTCAATCATGATCTGATCGCCCAGTCGCACGTCATAGCTAGCTGGATTGAGCTGCTCTGAGGTATATGGGAGCATCATCGCCTGTTCTTTGCACAGACGCTCAATTTCGTGATCGCAAAGAATGCTCATGATTCAAAAGCGGCTTGTCCGATTAACGGAAACTGTTCAATAAAAATTCTCTTGCATTCTTCCGCAATTTGTTGATGCTCTAACTGAGTGCCATTTGCACAGCGCAGTTGAATGTAATGTACCCACGAACGCAAAGTGCCGTGCATATAAAGAGTTGTCGGCGTGCAAAGCGGCAAGATCCTGCGAGCCGTCTCCTTTGCTACGCCACTTTTAAGCATCGCGGAATAGAGGTCAAAAGTGCTACCGATCACCTTTGCGGCTTCAAACTGAAAATCAGCTTGTTCTTGAGCTGAGAAGTCGTCGTGGCTGCTTTGACGATTCTTTTGGTCTTGCCTTCTGAAATTGGGAACTGCAGCAATTCCAGTCTCCGCATAGCGAGTAGAAAACTCTTGAAAACTGAAGCTTCTGTGCCTCAAGACCTGAGCTGCAATATCACGCTCAGTATTGATCTTGACGCACATTGAGCACAACTCCAGCGGCGACCAATGTTTATGACTTATTAAATATCTGATCAATTTTGGACCTGTTTCCCAGTTGTCTTCGTTGCTTGGGTTGCTGACCCTAGCCATTTTGACAATTAGACGTTCTGCATCTGGAGTGCAGTGAACAAACTCAACCCTCACCTTTTACCTCTCTTGCCTTCAAGAGCACAAATTGGGCAAAGGCGACATGCGATGCAGCGGACTGCTTATTCGCGGGCGCATTGGGGTACGAACCCTCCCAGTATTCGCGGAACAGTTCTTCAAGATCAAGCTCAAGCATCGCCTTGCTCCTTGTTCATGTAAATATCGGCAAGTCCAGTGTAGAGAGCGTGCATAGGATGACTTTTATCACTACGCCCATCTTGTTCATACCAAGACTCCAAGCGATCCTGTCGCTTCTGTTCTTCAAAAGGATTGACCATTGTGTTGCGAGCGGTGTTTGTTGATCCAGTGAGCAGCTTGAGCACACCGCCACCCATAGCAGGCGGCGGCGCGAACAAGGGCCCTGAGGTTGACCGTCAGGGATGCCTCTGAGGTCCAGACAGCATCAATGATCGCATCTGCTTCAGCGTCCGTCATGGGGATGTAACAGGACGGCCTGACCGTAGTAAGGGGCCAGCCATGAATTCATCAAGAGATGAAAGGCTTCATACTTTGAATCCGCCCAGCAAACGTGATAAACGTTGAGAACAGGAAAAGAAAAAACGTAGCGAGTCATTGCACAAGATCCAAGAGGTTCGGCTTTTTGTAGTTTGGTCCCTTCATCACTTTTCCTGTTTCACTTCTAATCGGGGCGCCCGTATCATCGAGCTTGCTCATGTTGCTGTCAAATATGCGCCGCATTGCTTCATCAAGATCCCAGCCCATGTTTTCCGCTGCTTGATAGCAGACGAAGACGAGATCGCTCAGCTCTTTTAGAAGATCGGCGTGGGTAGAAGTATCGCCTTGCTTAAAAGCATCAAATGCTTCGATGACTTCTGTGTACTCCTCGATGATCAATTTAATCTGAAGATTGTATTGAAGACTTCCTCTTTGATTGTCGCTTTTAACCTCAAAAGCATTTCGCCATCGACGAGCTTGTTCCTGCAGTTGTCCCATGTTGATAGAGAAAGAAAAAGCCCTGCCGAAGCAGGGCGTGAGCAGTAAGAGACGAATCAGAGATCCAGGTCGTCGTCGCCTTCGGCTTCAGCAGCTTCAGTGTCGCTTATGGGGGTCAGCACGATCTTGCCCTCCTCAGCAGTCACCTGCACCTTGCTGCCGGGAGCAAAGCCAGCGATAGCGCTGTGGCGAGCGCCCACCACGCAGTTGCCAGTCTTGCCAACGGTCACGATGGGAGCGCGGCCCTTGCGGGAGCTGTAGGCACGACGAGCGGAAGGGATCACGATGCCAGTAGAGGCTTCGGTGAGGGCCTTGAAGAACTCGTTCTTGTGAATGCGGGTCTGGGTTTCCCCGGTCTCCGCGTCGGTGATCTTGGTGTAGTAGCCAGCCCCAAAAGCAAGCTCTTCACCAGCAACGCCTTGATTGGCTTGCACGTAGTCAAGCAGCTCCTGACCTACTTTGCGCTCGCCGCCAACCTTTACTTTGCTGGACTTGGAGGCTTCAGCGGTTTCGGGAGCGATGGCTTCAACAGACATTTCAGAATCAGTTTCGATGGGATCGAGGACAGCAGTATTTGAGTCCTGTTTTTTGCGTGCCATGACGGCCTGCGTGGTTGACTTGTGCAAGTTAGCACGTTGAGTGCTTTCTTGCAAGAGTCGCGTTACGGCTTGAGTGCAAGCATCATTGCCGTAGCGGCTTCTTGATCAAGGCGTGACACCTTGACGTGAACCCCAGGGCCGTCAGTCGGATCGCAAAACAGCTTCATGGAGGAAGCTGCAACGATCAATGCGTCATCATCGTAACAGATTTTTGTCAACGCATCACCACACGCCCTGAGCAGCTTGTCCGCATCACCCTTGTTGGAATGAAACAACGGGGCGCTGCGCTTAAGATTGCCCTTACTATCAAAATGAATTCTTGGGCGTGGCATGTAAAATAATAGTGACAATACAAATAAGCCCTGTGTCTCCCAGTCGCGTGGGCGTGTCAGTGTCGCCATACGCCCCACAGAGGCTCTCCAGGCGTACAGCCCTTTGGACTGCTCGGTCATGGCAACAGCAACGCGCTGGCGGCCCTGACGATCGGTGTAAACGCGCCCAAAAGCGTTCTTGGAGCCCTGGGTCTCGGGTTTACCGGCGACAAAGAATGAATAGGACTGAGCTGAGCACTGCTCAAGCGTCGTCAACAAGTTTGCCGCCATCAATCCCTTTGTCGCGCTTGTAGATTTCTATGAGCTTAGCGATCAAAATACGTCGATTCAATTTACTGAGCTTGACGCTTAGCTTCTCCGCCAACTCTTCTGTCTGTCTTGCGGTTGGGTTGTTGTAAAGAGCGAGAGGGCGAACGGTGCGCTTTCGCTCCCAAATTGTGAGATCTTCTGCGCAATCAAAAATGTCTTTGTACTTTTTCCCCGCGCCTACCTCTTGTAAAAGCTGCGGATACTGATTGTAGATTCTTTCAAGAATGTGCAGTCTTCTGTATCTGTCTGGATTCTTTTTTCTGTATCGTTTTTGAATGTAATACTTAATGCGCATGTACTCAAAAAACTCTTGGGGGAAATCAAACCCTTCGTGCTGCTCTCCCAGCCATTTTGCAAATCTTGATGCGTACTGCGCCTGCGTTTTGTCTTTGATCGCAGCTCTTGCACAATTTGCAAGAAAAGTCGCAAGAGTCGCCTTCTTGATTCCAAGTCCATGATGAAAGTTAAAGATAAAATCCTTAATCCCTTTCATCACTATGTCTCTGTTATCAAATGTTCTATATCCTAGATAAACTTTATTGTCGATAATTTTCCACATCGTTGCAAAGAATAATTCTCCATCGCCGCCATTAATTACTGCGCCCAAGTGAAGGCGTGCATCCGCTACAAGACGCGCCCCATAGAAAATATCACCACGATCTTTCAGCATATCATCAATGCGTCAAGCTTCGCTCGAAACTCCTGAATTGTACCAGTATTTTCAATAACACGGTCAAATCCGTCCCAGTCATCAAGTCCGCCTTCTGAAACATGAGATTCTTTATTGACAACTGATGGGCGAATAATCTTCCACATTTCGCCACCCATATCTTTGATCATTTCTGCTTCGTTAAGAAAGCGAACGTCGTCAATCACGACGCCATAGTTTTGCTCTTTTTCAATGCGATACTTCATGCAATCTAACCAGATATTCTGATTTATGCAGTCACGCCCCCACTGTGTGCCAAGTGTTTGTAGGACGTGCCTGGGAGTTGCATTGATCTCAGGGACAATTTTTTCTTTGTGCGCCCACACAAGTGCAACGGCCTCATCTTTTTCATATCCAAGCGAAACAAAAAACTCTACACCCATTCGCTTGATTGGTTCGGCAAAGCTCATCATGCGATGACTTGTTCGTGCAAGAACGTTCGCCGCAAGTGATTTACCTGATTGAGGGGCGGGGCTATAAAGTCCGATGAGCTTGTTCACTGCAATTTGCTGTCGCTGTTAAATGATACAAGAAAACCCCCGAAGGGGCTTTCAAGTCTTGGGCTTACGGGCTATTCACCTTGACAAGGCCCAGAACCCTCATGCGAAGGGCGGTACCACCTTGCTCCCTGATGAGACCCCTTGACGTTGCGTGCGCTTGTGTTTAGCCGCTACCGCTTGGCCCGAGCAGTAGAAACGTTGGCGCTGGGGAGGTGAATCAGTCCTGTTTCAGTGGGATAGGACCGTGCTCCGCCAAGAGGTCAGAAAGGCATTTCGTCTGCAGCGGGGGCTTGGGAACGAGATGGCATTTCCTGTCCTTGACGCTCGGGGATGGTGAAATCAGTTGCATCCATGTAGATGGCGACGTATTCAGTGCCATCCTTTTTCTTCTTGGGGGAAACGGTTTTGACGGTTCCAACAAGAGTTACTTGGCGCCCATCTTCCATGAACTTGACGGCGGTTTCAATCTTTTTGCCGTAAAAAGTGGCGTTGACGAAATGGGTCTGTTTGCCGTTGGTGGTTTTAGAGCGAATACCGACAGTGGCAGTCTTGCCATAGTCGCCATCTTTAACTTGAACTTCGCCGGTCACATAACCGCTAGCGACGAGAGTGAGCATCAGAGTTCAGGCTCAATGAGCCTTGGGAATTGGGTGTTTTCGAGTGAGCAGTAAGCTTTGTAACGCTCGATAAATTCTTGCGCACGAGCTTTCAGCTCTTGCTTGTTCAGAACGTGAACGTGAGGTTCACGCCAGTCGTAGCAAACACAGATTACACCCTGAGTTATCTCATTGTCAAGTTCGCCGCGTTTTACAGCGAGATTGTGAGCGAGTGCGTATGCAGCGATCTGCACCTCAGCGCTTTTGTAATGAGACATTGATTTTGCTTTTTTCTTAACGCCTTCTTCTTTGTACGAGCGCACCGTTTTCCAGTCCCAGATGCTGTACTGACCATCCCAGTGCAGGCGCAAGTCAGCAGTTCCCGCATAGCCCAAGTGACAGTAAAGGGCTTCTTCCATCAAGAAGGATGGTGCGCTGACATCATTTTTGAAATTCTCTTTTCTGATTAAATCAAGAACAGGCGAAAGATGAGTGATGTATTCATGGATGTTGTAATCCATGATTTCGTCCATCGTCGCATGATCCATTTTATGTTTCTCTGCGTCACCCATGAATAACATTTCTACTTCCGCGTGAATGATTGTTCCTCTGCGCTGCGCCCGTTGCATGATGTCTTCCCAGTTGGGCTCCATCTGTCGCCAGATCTCAAGTCCTTTCATCTTGTTGGGGTCAAACAGTTCTGACGTTCTGCCCAAGACTGAACTGACGGAAACGTATTCGTGATCGTCCTTGACGTAAAAGCCTGATTTGGGATGCGCCATGTTTTCTGATTAGAGAGAAGAGTCTGAAAGCAGGAAGTCAGCCGCCTGCCAGTACCCATTATCTCGTAAGTAAACGATAATTGCAAGCAATGCGCGTTTTGACTCCGCCTCCCACTCTTCCGGCGCTCGATCATTGATAACTGGAGAGATGGCGAGGCAAAGCTCACGCTCGAGAGGCGTCATTGTTTTTTAGGATGGTAGGGAGAACTCGGTCAAAAACACGTCTCCAGTTAATGATTGCAGCGTGACCCTCGTGAGTTGTTTTTACGTCGCCAGGTTCTGCAAGGATTTCAGCGAGCTGCATTGTTTTGTATCTGTGCCCACAGAACTCACATTGCCTGTATCTGTAAAAATCACCGCTCGGGGTTCTTAGTGAACTTGTAACCTTTGTGATCAATGCGTTGCATTTGGGGCAGGGCAGAGAGGCTTTGTTGAGCGGCACGGGCGAGGCGAGTTGGCTGAAGTCCTAATTTGAGGAAAATTAGGAGTTGATTAGGCTACTGGGCTTTAAGTTCGGCGGCGATGGCGAGGAGATTCTCTCGAATGTCGTCGGTGCGGGCTTCCATTCCGGCGTCCCATTCAAGGTTTCCCGTGTAGCACTTGTAGTCATCGGGGGCCACCAAATCCGCAGCAG